GCCCAGCCCTGAATGCCACCGGACCATGCGGCCAGCGGCTGGAACAGGAACTGGTAGGCAAGGCCAGCCACGCAGACCCAGCCGGCAGCCGGGCGCCAGCCACCACGGAACAGGTCAGGACTGCCCGCCTCGATCTCGTTGATTTTAGTTTGTGCCAGGGCAAGCTGCAGGTCGGCCTCCATCTGCCGGAACTCCCCGGCCTGCTGGAGCTTGAGCAGCTCGAGCTGGGCGGCGGCTTTCGCCTGCGGGTCAGGCAGGACCTTGTCCAGAATCTTCAGACCGGCATCGAGGATGCCACCAAGGATTGGGGTCATGCTGCCTCCATTGCAGTGGCGATGGTACGCCGTAACCATCCGCGACCGTACAGGTCGAAGTTCCTGATTCCGGTGTAAGCAATTACCCTATCGGCAGAGAACCGCGCCACAGCGTCTGGCAGGCGGCTGGCGGCCCGTAGGGTGTTAGGGCCAATCAATCCATCGACCTGTACTGAGCAGGCCTTCTGCAAGAGCCTGATGGCCTTGTCGGTGCCCATGTTCACTGCGGCATCGAACACGCAGATGGCCAGCCCGTCCGGCAGCTGGTCGCCCTTGATGGCGTCCCAATAGTTTGTGCGGTAAATATTCGCCGCATCTGCAACCTTTAGGTTGCGAATGTCTAGGTCGGGGTATGCCCGCTGGCTGATGCCGAAGTTGGTAATCCCGCCGGGGTCGCGTTCATCGCTGACTAGCCCACCTTCGTGACGCAGCACCAGTGCCAGCGCACGGTCGAAGGCGCTCATTTTTTGAGACGCTGCCAGTGATAGGCGATGGCGAACACGCCGGCCACAATGGCCACCAGTGCGGCCAGCAGCTGGAATATGGGCAGGGTATCGGTGGCGACAGAGGCCAGCCAACCGATCGAGCTGGTGGCGGCAGCGGCGTCAGCCAGCCGCGTGCTTGCTGGGTTACTCATCGTCGGAGCCTCCATGCTCTTTGACGTCCAACAGCGAATACCGCTCAAGCAGCCGACGGCCCTTGGCCACGGCAGTTTGTTTGTCGCCGCGGTGGCCCCACGCCTCGAGGGACAGCTTTAGCCTGGTCTTCTCGCCGTCCTTAAAGAGCGGCCCCTTCGAGCTGCCCATGCGGACGAGGAACGCGCCTTTGCGCTTCAGGTCGTCTTCGGTCTTGGGAGCGCCCTTCACGGGCGGCTTCAGTTCGCCGCCGGTCTCAGCGTGATAAGAGGCGCGGCCCTTGGCGTTCAGTCCGCCTTCGGGGTCCTGCCCTTCCTTGCGCTGCCATGCCGGAGTCATGGCACCAGCTCAAGCAGGGTGACGAATGCCATGGCAGCGACACCGCCGGCCAGCGTGGCAAGACAGTCAGCCAGTTCGGGCGTACCGTAGCCTCGCTTGTCCCATAACTCCTTGCCGATGGCCGCCGCCGCAACCAGGGCGGCAGCAACGAGCGGCATGGACTGGAACGTGGCGGCAATAGCCCAGCCGGCAAGGAAGTGAAAGGCCTTGTCTAAGGGAATATTCATTTTGCTAGACCTTTTTAATTGCCAATGGCAACCGCCTAAAAGTCTGCGTCCGGCTAAACGTGCCGTCAATAGTAATGCTGGTTCCTGTTACCGATGCAACCCTTGAACCTGACGAATTACATACGTTTTCATAGAAAGGGTTGTTGTAGATGTAATCGCCTGCAACAACGTGCGAAGTTAAAGATACTGCAACCCCATCGGCTCGGCCAATACTGCTCATCGTTGCATTGGCTGCCGTTGTGTCTCCGTACAAAGCAAACGCTGGCGAGTTCGACATTTCGATAGAAAACAATCTGGACGGGAATGTATAAAACAGACCAGACGCAGCATTGAAATTAATCATGTTTCCTGCGCTGTCGTACCCGTTTGTTGCTGTTGCCGTAACTGTTGTTGAATTGCTTGACGTTATTACAAACACAACGCCAGTTGTGTTGTCGATAAGAATGTCGCCAAGATTCAGCGCGTATTGGTACAGTTCCCAGTTGCTGTAACCTGTTGCTGTCAGAGTTATATCTCTTCCTGTAATTGTTCCAGAAAAAGTAGCCCTGTTTATAGACTGACTTTGATACGCAATAGGAATACCGGCGCCGCTAGGAGGTGATGTTAGCCGAGTTTCACGGTCCCACAAGCAAAGCGTATTAAGCGAAATCCACCAAGAACGCGTAAGCAAAGACGCCGTATTGTTGCTCCATGAAGCTAAATACTGATTGTAGCTTTCAACACCAAAAGTAACGCCATTTGTTGCGCGTAATGCGTGCTTTAAAGATTGCGATGGTTCAGGCGATGCGTCATAAACCATGTAATTGTTTGTGAACTGAAGATACTTTGGCGGGGTCTTAAATGACAGGGCGCAAAAATAGTCCCCAACGCTAAACGTACAACTGTCTATTACTGCAGGCCCCGTGTTAGAAAACACAGTGTTTGGAACTCCGCGAACGCTCCAAGACCCAGTAAATCCAACTTCGCAATTGCGAAAAACTACTGCTCTTTGGTCAATATTTCCAGAACAACTTCCAAGAGCGTAAACAACTTCTCCATAACAATGGTCAAATACCAACGGGCCGCCATACGACAGTGTTGGAACATTGCACCACTGAATGATTGCGCCTAGTTCACATGAAGTGAACAAAATATGCCCCTTGCCGGTTTGGCTGCCGTACTTTGCAGTAACCAATGCGGTATGGCACCAATCAATGATTGAATCGAGAACGTGTACTACCCGCGATTCATCGCCGCAAACAGCCATGCCGTACTGGTTGTACGAAAAATTACACTTAGTAACCTTGGTGTAATCGCCGCCCGAATCCAAAGGACCGGGAGATACTGCAAACGCAACTACAAACCCAAAGATATTGACTTCTTCAAGTTGAAGATTGTTTGACGATGGCTTGTTGTACTGCGCGGTTGAACCAGTCCACCACGAAGGAAATACAATATCCGGGTATGGATTTGCAGGTTGTGCGCCTTGATACGGGTCAAGTGCAATACCAGCATAAGGGCAATACCGATTGGTAGGCTCTGTTTTATTAACCGCTGGAATAACATTGTTGTCAGGGTTTACCCAGTCAGTTGCTGCAAGGTCTGCAAAAACTGGATTTACACCGCCAAGATTATTGCTTTGCACCCAAGTTTGGTTTCGCCCAGCAATCGTCATATTGCAAATACGCGGGCTTTCCATTCTTGTTACGGAGATGCCAGGGGCGTTGCCAAAGTCGCAAAAAATCCAAGTCCCACCAAAAGCACTTGCTGTCGATTTGCGCTTTCCTGCACCCTGAAAAACAATCGAATGCGGCGAATCACCGTACCCAAGGTAAAGCGTTCTGGTGGTTCTATACACACCGTCTGGAACATAAACGACTGCCTGCGCTTTTCCGCCGGTCGTCATTGACTGGTAAATTGCGTAGTCGATAGTTGCCTGAATCGCAGCCGTGTCGTCCACTACCCCGTCGCCCACAGCGCCGAAGTCCTTAACGCTTATCTTCTCGCGCAGTTTGGCCTGCACGGTTGTAACTACAGCACCAGTGCCAGCGCTAATATGCGAAATGCCGGCAGAACTTCCAGCAGCTGCGCCAGCAATCGTATTGATAGCTGTCACCGCGGCATCCATAGCCGCAACTGTGCTCGAGCTGGCAACCGGGTCGCCATCGGAATCAAAGCCCAGCAACTTGCTGGCACGGGTTGCCTTGACCGGAAGCACCATGTCAGGTGTTGCGGTATCGGTCAGCGGTGCACGCAGGGCAAACTGGCCGTCTCGCGCCAGCTGCTTGGCCTGAACCTGCAGAGCGTCGAAGTCGGCCTCGAGGACCTCAGCCGGCAACAGGCCATACTTCGTGTACTTGTTCGTGTTGCGCGAGTAGTCGAGATCGCCAAGGATGGTGACGATGTCTCCGGCCGTCCTGCCGGTGACGAAGGTCAGCGAACCGCCGCCGGTAGTATTAGCCCCGGTCAGGGTGTAGTCCGTGGTCAGGGTTTTCAGAGTGCCGTTGACGTACACCGCCAGGTCAGCATTGGCGAGGAACTCGAACGGGACGGTGAACACCGTCTGGCTCGCGGTCGCGGTGTATTGAATGCGAGGCGTCGTAGCCCCAATCGTCGGATTAGCCATCAACGCCTCCAGCCCGGAAATCGGGCAATGTCGGAGAGGCGCTGGACGCTCATTATTATGAGCGGAAGCCTACCCTCCCCTCGGTCTAAGTACTACGGCGCCTCTATAACCGCCTCGGCGCCGAAGTGTTTCTTCTGTTTCAGCAACCTGCGGTCGGCCAGCCGGTCGGAGAATGCCTGGTTGTTCTGTTCCAGCATGGCCCGGCCCACCTGGTCGGCCACATTCTGGACCTGCTTGAATAGCACCACCTTGTAGTCCGGCGTGGCCAGCTGGTACGCCTGCGAATCCATGAGGTCCTGCAGGTGTTCCTTGAAGGTCAGGCCGTCCGGCAGGGGGTCGCGCCGGCTGTACGTCACCAGCTCGTCGTACTCCTCAACCGTCAGTTTCAGGTTCTCGATGCGTCGACCAGGCATTCCGACCGGCACGGTGCGGGTCTGATTCATGATTGACAGTACCTCGTCCATGACCGGGTCGACCTTGGTGGTGCTGACCGGAAACGGGGACATGACACCCATCAAAGAGCCGCCCTTGCGGTACATCGGCTCGCCAAATACGTCACGCCGCGGGGGTGCCTTTTCGCTCCATCCGGGAATGCCGCTGGAGGTCGAAATTTTGTCCGTCAGTGTCCAAGCCTCGCGGAGGACCGGGTCATCCATCTGAGCAGCCTGCCGACGGAACGAAGAGTAGGGAATCAATGCCGTTCCGGTCGAGGTCAGGAACTGAGTCATAAACCGCTTCGGCTCTGCCATAGCCTCGGAGAAGTCGGCCACGCCCTGCAGGAAGGTCTTAGACATGGTGTTATTTGCTACGCCGGCCACTACTGCCGCGAGAGCATCGCTGCTTGCCTGCGCCTCGTCCTTCATCTCATCGTCGTAGTCGAGATAAGCACCGACCTCAACGGCGTCCGCGGTGGCGCCAATGACATAGGCCAGCGGCTCAGCGCGCGCATACGATTGGTACGTCGCCGTGCCGTCTTCGTTGGGGATGACGAACGCATAAGGCTGCCAGCCAGTGGCTTCAAGAGTGCGACGGGCGTCTCGGTTTTGCGGGCCGCCACCAGTAATAAACCCGGAAGCGGTCATGACCGCCACCGTGCCGACCGTCAGGCTGCCCATGGACAGCTTGGCCAGCGCCATGTCTCGGGCTCGACCACCGCCAGCAATGTCGCGGCGCACCTTCTCGGAGAACAGCGCCAGTGGGCTGCGCTCCATCAGGCCAGCCTTGAAGATATTGACCGGAGTCTTGATGAATGGGGCAATGAAGAACGCGCCGGGTGTCTTGCTCAGTGCAGCCTGCCACTTCGAGGCTATCGGACCCAGCGGTTGTTGGAACGTCATCATCTGCACCTGGTCTTCGGCGACCGACAGCACCCGCTGCGGCGGGTTCTCCATGAAATCCTTGATGACCTGGGCAATCTCGTCCCCGGTCATTACCTTGGACTGAGTGAGATCCATCGCGTGCAGAAAGGCATTTCGTGTTAGTTCCCCACGGAAGGCCATCATCTTAAAGAACTCGTCCGTCGGGGCCATGACGCGCTCGGTCGGCAGACGGATGGCCGCACCAATCAGATCCAGCGCCGCTGCCACGCTTGGGTGGGGCTGGCTGTCGCGGAACAGGTTGGCCGTTGAGATAGCCCGGTCCGTGTGGCCGGTGTACTTCATGGCGGCATCGAGCGCCCGGCCTTCGCGGAACGACTTGGCTGCCACCCGCATCGCATCGCGGAACCCGGTTATCTGACCAAACAGGATTGCCGAAGCCTCGCCAATCTCGACATGGTCGGCGCCCGGCAGCATCTTGCCAAGGCGAGCAGCGACGGCCGTCTCGAAGATATTCATCATCGAGAACAGGGCATTGCCCTGAGCGTTGATGATATGCGTCTTGGGGCCGGACAGCAGCGAATTGATGAACAGCTCCTGCAGGACGCCGGCAACCCGGCTGCGGCTGTACTCGCGGGTGAAACGCCCAATCCCTTCAGCGGTATCGAGCTGTGCGACCATTGCAGCCAGCGCGTCGGTGTCTGCGCCATGCATGGTATCGACAAACTGTTGCAGCGCCTTGAGGCGCATCGGCTCGTTCTCGATGCCGGTCGGAATACCGAACGCATTCAGGGCACGGCCGGTCTCGGCACGGGCGCCCATGAACTGGCGCTGGTACTCGTCGTGAAACTGGACCTGCCGACGGAACTGCAGGCGCTCGATGTCGGTCGCGCCGCCGGTGGAAATCTTTTTACCCAGCTGCAGAACTCTATCTGCCGAGGCGTTCAGCACCTGACGGGCGCCGAGGATGACCTCGGGCCGCAGGACGCCGCCAGACTCGCGCTCGAGCACGGCACGGACAATGTCCTGCTCCATGTTCAGGTCGGCGGCCAGCCCCTTCAGCTGCTCGTTGGAGATGGTCCCGCGGCGGGACTCCTCGATGAGCGGAGCATTGCGGTCGGCAGCCTCAGCGATGACGGCCTTCACATCGTCCGTCGTGGTGATGGTGTCGAAGTTCGTCTGGTGCGTGGCATCGAGGTCGAAGTCGCCGAGGGTAGCCCGGCTTACTGCCCTAGCACGCTCGTCGATATTGACCTCCGGCATGAGCGGAGACGGCAGGCGCGGAGCGGCAGGAGTGACCGGGACCTCTACAGGCGCCGCAGCGCCCGCAGGAGGCTCGATAACGGCAGCGGCAGGCGTTGGCACGGTAGCGGCAGCAGGGGCCGCAGAGGGACGCGCGGGGGCTGCAGGCGTGGGGTTGGGGATGTCAGCAGGGGCAGGGCCTGCAATGGCCGACGCCGGGGGTGAACCGGGCACGGCAGTAGCCGGCGGGGTAGCAGCGCCAGCAATGGCCGTCGGAACCGCCTCAGCAGCAGGGCGCGTCACCTTCGCTTCGCGGGCTGCGCGGAGGACCAGCTTGGTTAGGCCAAAGTCAGGCATGGGTCACTTTCCTTAAATTACACGGGGATTTGCTCTTCCCCAAAGTCTTCTGGCAATCCTTCGGGATAAGCCAATCCAATGTAGTTTTCACGAGTAACCGGTAAGCCTGCCTTTTTCAGCAGCTTTACCACATAGTCCTCGCTGCCATCACTTTGCGGCTCGGGCCCATTCTGGGGTTCCGGTGCCTTTGTTGGGGCTTGCTTGGATAACTTCATTCTGGGCCTCTTGAAGTGTCATTTCGCCGTTGCGGTACCTGTTCCAGATCGCATCAATTGATGCTGCGTTCTGGGGCCTCTTCCACTTGTCCGGGAACAATCCGCGCACACCTTCCCAAGTGATTGACTGCAGCTCACGGGGCAGCAGCCCTCGCTCTGCCGCGGCTCGACGGTACGCTTCCAAAATTATACCGTAAGTTCCGTTTACTCCAAGCAGGCTATTCTTTCCGGGGCCGCCCTCTCCTACGATGCCGCTTCCGAAGTTGTGAAGAACTTCCCTTGACTTGCCGCTCAGCGGCCGAAGCATTGCCGCGGCAACTGCGTGGGTGTCAATGGTGGCTGCACCACGGGGGTCAAACGGCGCGTAGATGTTGCTGTAGAAGCTGCGAACCTTGTGCATATCACCAAGCAGTCTGCTGATATTTGCAATTTCCGGATTGTCCACAATGGCAACGGCCTTGCCGATTTCGTTCAGAGAGCCCCACGCAATCTTTCGACGGCCACCAGAATCCGTAAGGCGCGGACCTTCAAAGTTTCCTTCCGGACTTACCACAAGGTGATCTGGTGAATTGAATGCCTGGTCATAGGTCCTCAACCACAAAGCCTTTTCTTCTGGCGAAGTTAACTCGCCAAAAGTCTTGTTTCGTACCAAGTCCAAGATTGGTGCATATTTTGCGTCCCATATCTCAGATGCTTTGGCGTCCATCTTGCTATTCCAAGAGAAGTCTCTTTGGTTTCTGCTGATGTCAAGGACACGTTCTGCCAAAGAAACATTCTGGAACCAGTCTTTTTGCGGGCTGAGAACAGCAAGAACGCCAGACACAGCCTGATCTGGAAGTTCGTATTTAGGGGCCCACGAATCAACGATGTTTCTTGCGCCGACATACCACAGGTGCGAACGGTCCCTGTAGTTTTGAGGCATGGTGTCGTGAAGAAACAGTAGATTGCTCTTCATCTGGTCAATCATTTGCTCTGATTGTTGGTCTGGACTCATACCCTCATCAATTTTGAAGTTTGGATATTGAGACATCATCCCAATATTTTTATCAAATGATTTTGGGTCGCTCTTTGCAACAGAGTAATCAATAAGCAAATTCTGAGAATTTCGGTTTTCTTTGGCATTTATTGCGGTGGGAAGCCTAGTTGAAACAATCCCCGGATTTTGGTCAACAAATGTCTTTATTTCAGGATTGCGAGCAAAGTACTCGGTCAATGGCGTGTTATCCGGGCCAAGCAATTGAGGCACAAGTTCTGGCGTTGAACCGGAACTCCACAAATTGCGGGAACGCTCTGCTATTGCAGCCTGCTCTGGGCTGAGTTTTCTTAAATCAATCGACCCACGTTGCGCCTGCAGTTTGGTAGGCGACGGGGTCGTGGCTGCTAGGTGTGCTGCGCGGAGCGTGGTGCCGCCGACTTTCAGTGCTCCAGCTACTGCAGCGGAACCTGACAAACTGTCCACCACGTTCTTGAATCGACCCTCAAACTCGCCTTCGTTTTCGCGGTTGGTTAGATAGTCGATGTATCGGTTAGATGCCAGTCCGTCGGGGCTCACGGCACGCACCAGGTCAGCAAAGCGGCCAGCGTGCGGGTCGAACGCGCCGAACATAGTCACGGCCTCAGCGGCTGCACCCTTGGCAATATTCGCCGCCGTGGCGCCAGCCTGCAGGCCGCCCATGGTCTTGAGTGCCATCGAGAATGGGACCATGAACTGCACGGTGCCTTCGGTCAGGTTGCCTGCAAGACTGTCCTCGCCGACTCCTTGGCGACCAGCCTCGGCGCGGGCCTCGTCGCGCAGGCGGGTTAGCGCGTCCTTGATGGGGGCATCGTTCCATGTCGGGCCAGCCAGCGGAGTTTCTACTGGCGCTGGTGAAACTGGTGTTGGCGTGACTGGTGCCGGCGGCTTCTTCTGCCCTGTTATAAGGTCTGCCATGGTGGTCTGGCTGGGCTGCTCGCCTACCACGGCCTCGGCAACGACATCTATTGCACTTCCCACCGTGTTGTAAACCTGCAGTGCCGCCTCGGTCAGCCCTGCTGCAATGCGGTTGGTCATACCCATCGTCTGCACGGCGGTCTTGACGTACCCGGTAAATGCCCTCTGGCCAATGGGGCCAAGCATGGCGGCAAACGGAGATTCCTCGCTGGCGGCGTCCGTGGCACGGGCGATGGACAGTTTGCGCTCGAATGCAGCCTCGTCCGGATCTACCGGGGCCGAGGTCATGAACTGAGAGGTTAGGTCCGTCATGGCAGTCTTCCCTGTGCGGCAGTCAGGTTGCTGCTCACGGTAGCGATTTCAGCCTCAATGGTGGCTCTTGCTTCCTTGCCCTTGGTCTCGGCAAGTTGCGCCCGCAATCTGGTCAGACGATTGGTCAGACGGGTCACGTCGTTCTTCGCCTTGAACTTGCTGGTGGTGGTATTGATTACCTGGTCAGCAATCGTCAGGGCCTTCGCATCGCGTTCAGCCGGCGGCACCAGTTCCATGGCGTCGTACCATGCCGTGAGCGCCTCGCCACGCTTGGCGGCAATCTCAGCTGTCAGCAGCGGGTTGGGGATGCCCTGCACGATGCCGAGCGAATTGTCGATGCGCCGGCGGGCTTCCTGCGACGGATTGCTGTCCTGCCACCCGCCAAGTCGAGAATCCAGTTTCTCTGTGAGAACTCGCTTGGTGTCCCAGCTCAAACGTGGATTATTCTCAATCTCGTCGCGGGTGTAAGTAAGCAGGTTGGTTTCAACTTTAAACCGCTCGCGGGCATCATCGGCACCGGGTCCGGAACTGAGTTTCTCCATTAGAGCGGTGGCGCGACTGGGGTTCAACCCGCGAAGGCGCACAGCCTCGTCAATCTTACCAATGGTCAACTTGCCACGCAGCAGCATCGAGGTCAGGTCGCGGTCTGCGGCCTCAGCCTCGGCCTTGAACTCGGCGTCGCTGCGGGCGCTGGCTTCTCGGTCGGCGGTCTGCAGCAGGTTCAGACGGTTGAACAGATTGCGCCCGAGCGTTTGGCGGTCTTCATCTGTCAGTGCCGGATTTGCCAGAACGTCCTTGATGACCTGCACCGGGTTGCCGTTGGGCCGCCTGTACTCGGCCTGGAGGCGCCCAGCCGATAACCACTCCATGCTCTGCTTTAAGTGGTTGTCCTTGACCGCTTGCCCCTGCTGTGGGGTGAATGTGCCATCGGCAACCGAACGGTCCACCATATCGAGGTACACCTGTCCGGTGACCTGTGCCTTGGCGACAGATTCGGGGGTGGCTTCGGTGTAGTACTGCGAGATTTTACCAGCCATCACATCGAGGCCAGCAGCAATCTGCACCTGAATGGTTTGCTTGGCCTGCACTCGGGCGGCCGTCGTGATGCGACTCAGGCCCTCCTGAGAGCGCTCCTGCACCATCTGCTGGATGAACGGGCGGGCCTCGGCGATGACGCCTTGCAGCGCGCCATTGCGGTATCCCTCGACCTTTGCGGTGAACTTGGCGGCGTCTGTTCCGGCATCTGCCTCGAACTGGCCCATGGTCTGCTCGATGTCCGAGTACTGGGACATGGCATAGGCGCGAACCGCCGAGTCGTTGTAGGCGCGTCCGTACAGCGTGAAGCTGGACTTCAGCTGCGGGGTGCCAGCTGCACCAGCTGCAGCACCAGCTGCCTGTGCCTTGGCCTTGACGGCCGGCACGACCTGTTGCTCGTAGATCTGGTTCGAGAAGTCACGCAGGCGGTCAGACAGGGTGGCGAAAACCTGCGCCTGCCCGGTGTCTTGGGACTGTGCCTGGTAACGGATGAAGCGTTCGTAATCGGCCATTGTGATTCCTTACCGTGGCACGAGCCCGGCGCCGCCCTTGGGAGTGATGCGACCGAGAGCGCCCGGAGGCGACCCGCCACCAGAAATTCCGGGAGCCGAGGCCGTCTTGGGACCAGCCATCGTATTAGAGGCAGCCGCACCAGCGGCCAGCACTTGAGCACCGGCAGAGATATTGGCAGTCGTTCTGGCATTGCGAGCCGCGGCGTTCAGGGTGGCGACTCGGGATGCGGTCATGCCCTCGAGGCTGAGAGCGTCCATGTTGGCCGCCTGCTCGGATGCGTTGATGAGCACGCCAGGCGTACCCTCGAGCGTGGCGCCACCGGCGGCCGTCGCTACCTGTCGCTCTGCCAGTGCCTGCAGCAGCTTCTGCCGACGGGCGATTTCCACGTCACGCGCCTGCATCTTGGCCTGATTTGCCTCGGCCTTGTACTGGTACGCCTGCGCCTTGCCAGCCTGCACGGTTCCGTAGGCAGCGGTAGCAGTGGAGGCAGCAATAAAAAACAGCGTTACAGGGTCTGACATGGCTCACCCATTATTGATTTCGGCGACGTATTCAATGGCCAGGAGCTGGAGCGGGAGCGGGTCCTCCTGGGTGAATGTGATGTTCTGCAGCCGACCCCACCCGGTCGAGCGATTCTCTAGGATGCCGGAGTACAGGCCGGCGGCCGTGTCCAAGGCATCGACATCCATCTTGCGCTGGCGCGGCGAGCGGCCATTGACCAGCAGGCCCTGTGTGGACCTCACTCGCGTCAGGATGGCTGCAAGGCGGGTGCGCTGCAGCTGCGACATCCCGAACTGCGACGAGTTCACTGCCACCGGCAAGGTCTCGATGGTCGTATTGAAGTTGCGGCCAATCTCGATTTCGGTCACTTCAGCCGACAAGGTAATGCTGCCGCTGCTGGGGGTCACGTTCTCCATGACCGCGCCATCACCACGCACCCGGCATTCGATGCCATCGAGGTGAGTGCCGACAGCCCATGTCGTGCCAGCGGCAGAGACCTCCAGCAGGATGGTGTCGCCATCCTCGGCCAGAATATAGTCACCGCTCTCTAGCAAGATTGCGCCAGTGAAGTACTGCTCGGCATCGTCGGTGTAGAAGTCGTCCCGCAGGTGCTCGATGGACCATGCCGCGCCCGTAGATCCGGAGCGGCGAACGAGGAAGTACACTTCCTCGCCTAGGGCAGACACCGACAGGAACGCACCGTCGGTTACGAACCGCGTCCACGCTGCAATCGACTCGGCACGCAGGTGGTTCAGGACCGCCGCAGTGCCATCGGTGTTGACGAGATACACCAGATTGGTGTCCTCGAGCGACGAGCTGCGCTGCACGTCCATGTCGAGCGGCGAGTCGATGATGTGGCCAGACAGCCGGCTGATGCTATTGGCGGTGTAGGCCGCTTCCACGTCGTTGTACAGGAACTGCTGCAGCCCGCGAGCGTAGCGGTCCAGAAACAGCACCGCACCCTCGAGCTCGATGGGGTCCGGCGTGGCGCACCCGAAGGTGGTCTGCGGCCGGAAGTTCGAGTTCTCGGGGGTGATGGGGAAGTCAGGGACGAAGAACTCGCCGCCCTCGGTGAAAATCATTAGGTGGCGACCGGGCACCACGTTGACGATGGCATTGACCTGGTCAGTGTCCAGCGTCTTCTGGATGCCGTCATCGGCAAGGCCAGAGCCCAAACCGAAGTCGTAGTAGCCGTTCGACTTGGACAGGAACACGGTGGCCGGCTTGGACTTGGACCCGCCGAACACCAGCCGCGACTCGTAGAAACAGACCGACTTTGGCCAGCCGCGGGTGGCGCTCCATGCGTTTTCGGTGCGGACCGAGCCTGCCGTAATCTGGGTGATGGCAATGGTACCGGAGCCGCTGGTGGCGAACCCGGTCATCGTGTTGTAGTCCTTGGCAGACCCGCCAGAGAACGTCACTCGGTAGGTCGTGCCGCTCGTAAAGGCGCAAGACACCTCGCCGCTGCGTACCACATATAGGTTGGCCAGCGCCTTCTGGATGCGGTCGGCGGTCGAGGCAGTGGCCGAGGCGTCGTAGGTGATGGACTCGGTCAGGACGTTCTCAAGGTCCAGCTTGAACGTGTTGCCGGTTGTGAACGTGGTGAGGGTGATGTCCTGCACCTCGGAGACCGGCGTCGGGCTGCTGGCATCGTTGTAGTCAATCTGCGGCTGGGCGTCGAAGGTGATGGCCGCCAGCGTCCATGTAGCGTCCGTAGAGCCACGCACCAACTTGTAAGGGGCGTAGTCCTCGTGGACGATAATCATGGTGTCAGCGGTCTGCGACCACTTCAGGTCGCGGGCAACCGACACCGGCCACGGCGATACCAGGTAATCCAACCCGGTGCCGTTGATGTTCTGAATTACCTCAGAATCCTTAAAAAAGTAAACGCGCTGTTCAGAAAAGCACAGAAGATACTGCTGGTCGGTCGAGTTGTACGCGAACCGCGCCAGCATGGCATTGCCGTGAGCGTCGATTGGCAGGTGGTAGATGGACCGCAGGCCACCCCGCCGGCGCAGCCCGCCGTAAGGCATGACCACCACGTTGTCCAGCGTCTCGGCGCCGTTTTCGTAGTGGGCAATGTCGAGGCGCGAGTGCAGCCGCGGGTCCAGTGCGCCCGAGGTAAAGTTGTTCTTGAAGACGTTGGTCTGAGCCATGCTCAGTACCTGACATCAAGGAACGGGCGGGACAGGAACGGACGGTTCGGGCGCTGCTGGGCGTCGGCAGCAAGAGCGGCGGCGAACTGCAGCTGCTTCTCCTGCACCAGCGTCCCCTTTGCTTGGGCGCTGGCCGTGATGGAAATGGACATACGCACCGCCAGCTCGAGCACCAGCAGGCGCACAAAGTAGGGCGGCAGGACAGCCTCATCGACCTTGGCAACGTAGTCCACGGCGAGTTCGCTGGACTGAGCGTAGATCGAGGTGCCGTAGATGTCGTAGTCCTGATCGGGGTAGACCCGCATGACCCGGACGCATTCAGACGGAATCTGGTACTGATACGCCCACTCGTTCAGCGGAGTAGCCACCAGCTGCGACAGCGTCTGCTTGGTCACGGCAAAGCGCCATGGCGCCTTTGACAGCAGGTCGTGATACACCTGGTCGTAGACGTAGTTGGCCGTGATGGCCGACTCGGTGTCCTCGGTCAGCGACTGGAGCGGGGTCTCGCCCAGCTCAATGAGCGCACCATTGACGATGTCGATTTTGGCGGCCACGGTTAGGCCTTGGAATCAAACAGCGACCGAGCCTTCATCGCCTTGGACAGCAGCTTCGTGCCGGTGTCTTCCTTGTTGAAGCGCTTGGCCACCTTCACGGGAATGCCTACGCGCTTGGCGAACTTCGGGTCATGTGCAGCTGCCGCCATCAGGCGGGCTTGGGCTTCGCTAGTGCTGGGCATGGGTGGCCTCCAATGCAGGATACTGCCACCTTGCCGACAGAATCACCCGTCGGCAATGGGCGGCAAGTAACTAGGACGCAGCCAACAGACCGAGATTCTTCAGCGCCAAGACGATGTCGCTGATGGTGTACGCCTTGGTGCCGCTGTTTCCAGTGAATGTGCTGTCGGCGTGAACGCCATTGGCTGGACCACCAGCCGTGAACCCGGTTGCTGCCGTGCCAGTGGTGGCCTGCTGCGCCACAGGGGTGGCATTGTAGAAGCCCAGCTTCTGAGTGGTGGCGGTGCCAATCTTGGTGCCAGTAGTGGTACCTACCACGATGTTCGCGGCCTCTGCCAGCGTCTGACTGGCCGTGAAGCTGTTCGCGCCAAGCACCGCCAGCGTGTCCGTGACGGCGGGCAGGGTCAGCGTCACCGTACCAGCCACGGCAGGGGTCTGAATGGTGGCCGTGCCAGAGGTCGAACCCTTTAATGCCAGGGCGCCGCCAGCCGTGCCGGCCACACCGAGCGTCAGAGTCGAGCCGCTGAACGTCATGTTGACAGATCCAGCCAGAGCGCCAGCTAGGTTGTACTGCACCTGTGTCGTGCTGCCAGCCGGGAGACGCAAAGCGGCCACCGATGCGGCCGTGACCTTGTAGTTGGCGCCAGAACGGGCGATGACCAGCTCGTCAGAGCTGGCAGCGGGGTTGCCGCTGGAGAGGGCAGAGATTTTTTGATTAGCCATTAATATGCCCCCGTTTTGCTGTTGACGAATCTTTCAACGGCAGCCAGATCCGATGCGCTCAGCGCTTTGCCGCAGACAACCATCTGATAAATACGCCCGTTAAATGGCAGAGATGCGTTATTGCGGCGACCAATGAATAGCGGATAATTTCCGAAATTTCCGGTTCCCAAGTCGGATGTACTTGTAACAGCAGACGCGCCATTCACTCTTATGTTTACCGAATCGCCAGAAATGTCGGCAAGCATGGTGGCAACATTGGTGATTGGAGCGGCGTATGTAGCAAAAGTAATAGCATTGCTTAACAAACTTCCGCGAACGCGAGCGTAATAGTTTGCGCCAGCAGCAGCGCCGGGCGCCCACAACAAGAACGAACCATTATTTGAAAAGGTATCAACGCTCAATTCGTACAGAATTGCCTGCGCCGCATCGCTCGATTTTGTCACACCTGTGCATACCGACATCTTGTCAGTGCTGCTGAAGTTGATGCTTGAAGTAGACATGCTGTCGTTTGAACCATCAAAAGACAGATAGTAAAGACCGCCAGCTGTTTGTTGCAGGGTTGGCTTAGAGGCTGCTGTTGCCTGAGTCGCATGATTTGCGTTGCCGGACTTGTCTAAAATCCTGCCTACAGATTGCCCAGTAGCGGTAACTGGTGTAGTGCCAGCGTTATCTTGAAATAGCGTGCTGAAATCAGATGGGTCGTACCATGCGCCGGCCACGCCGCTGGTGAACAATTTGCGCGGGGAAAACGCGCCACCTAGAGAGCGGCGGCGTCGCATCTTAGGCTGACCTGGCGCAACAAACCACGCAAGTAATCGTGGCGCCACTGCCTGCCGTGATATTTGGACGAATGTACCGGGTGATTGGCGCCAGCTGCTTGATGCCAGCTGCAGTCAGCGCGATGGCTGTGCCCTGCGTATCGTCCAAGGTGGCCCAGTTTGTGCCATCGTTGGAGCCCTGCAGCGTGCAGGTGCCGCCGGTCCCGAAGGTGCCAAACACCTGAACCGAACGGTCAGACAAGTACGGCATCTCGATCGCTTCACCTACGTCAGACGTGGCGCTGGTGAGACTCGCCCAGGTAATAACGGCCGCCTGACCGCTGACCTGAGTAACCGCGGCAGAAATAGTGGCCATGCTTGCTCCTTAAAAGAGCGGCAGATGGGGTTGAATCCACCTGCCGCTAAACGCCTGCGCCTCTCCGACGATTTGCAGGAAACCGATTTTAGTCGGTGTCGACAGTGGCGATGTCCGTGAAGTCGGTGATGTCCACCACTCCCGAGGCATTGCCATTGACGATTGCGAGACCGGCCTTGTCGGCGCCGGCGGTGTAACCCGTCGGCGTCTTGACCGTGCCCGTCACCGTCACACCGATGACGATGTCACCGATGGCCAGCTCCTTGCTGGCGCTGTCGAAGTAGCCCGAGCCGTCGACGTCCGTGAGGGTGTCGAGAGTGGTGTACTTCCAGATGCGATGACCGGCCGGCACGCCGGGGGTAACGCAGTAAAGACCATTGCGATCGAAAGCCATGATGTGCTCCCCTTATTCCGTGTACTGAACGCCCTGGACACCCTTAACGTCGATGACGCAGGCGCCAGCCTTGAACACACCGTTGACCAGGTAGCTGGTCTTCTCGGCGATGTAGTTGATCTCGGTCTTCATGTCGATGCCGACACCGAAACCAACCGACTCTTCGTGCCACGCCCAGCCCTGACGGACGCCAGCAGAGGCAAGCCCGAGGCCGCCTTCCTGACCCGTTGCAGTGCGGTTGTCGATGATGTGCCACTGGAAGCCAATGAAGCTGTTGATCTCGCCGGCCATCAGCGCACGGATGGCGTTGTAGTCAGCCGAGCTGAACTGCGACAGCAGGAGAGCCTGCTCGAGGCCACGGCCGTTCACCAGAAGGTGACGCTTGCCGTCGTTCGGCACGCCGTTGTCCGTGAGCAGCTTCGACAGGCGAAGCACCTTGTCGAGGTTCAGGCCCGTGCCAGCACCGCCGACCGAGGTCGGGACAGCGGCGACGTTCGCCGAAGCGCCCGTACCGATAGCGTCGATGATGATCTGGTCCGAACGGCGGCCCATGGCGAGCGCGATGCTCTTGGCCAGCTCGACCTTCTCGTCGTAGTTGACTTCGGCCTGGGCGAAGATGTCGCTGTAATCAGCGGCGTGCCAGTTGCCGAGCGTGCAAGCCACGTTCGTGTGCGTGATACCCATCGGGTTCACGTTGTCTTGGATCGCCTTGGTCTTGGCAATGCCAGTACCCAAGCGACGGAAGTTGACGGTGGAACCGACCACGTTGCGACGAACGCGGGTCGTGTTGTTCAGGATGGCGGCACCCTGGTACTGATGCTTGACCTCAGCAGCAAATTCCTGCTGGGCGGCATCGGTCAGATAGATAGACATTGTGATCTACTCCATGACAGACGAGACACGGTGACTGGTGTCACCACTTGGTGTTTCGCCCCGGTAGATCCACGATGTGGGCCGGAACTTGCGTGGCACCCCCACGCCGGGGGATTCGATTATTGCTCGGGCCGCTTGCACGGTAGTTCCGATAACCGGATGGCGTGACAGTACCGCCACCCGTGTTACCGCGGAACCGCGAGGCAATAACTACGCGATGCGCCGCCCGTTCGAGTCGCGGCGCTCGGTGCCGAACACCTTGTCGCGCAGCTGCTCGACGCGCTTGGCGTAGCCGGGGTCGACCTGCACCAGTCGCTGGCCACGGTCGTCGCGGGCGAAGTACATCTTCTCCCAGTCCTCGCGGCTCGGGCCGGTGGGCGCCTGAGCAGCCGCTGCCTGGTTGAACTTCGGCGGCTGGGCTGCCCGCATCAGCGACTCGATGGCCTCGACGGCCGCGGCGCTGGTGCACAGGTCCTTCAGCGCCTGACGGTGGACCGGCTCGACCGACGCATCCAGCCAGTCGGACAGGTCCTTGATGCGCTGCGGGGCATTCTCGCCGAGCGACTTAATCTCGGCCTGCATGATTTCCTCAGTGGCCGCCATGTCCTGCTCGAGGAACGCGCCGACCAGTTCCTGCATGGCAGAGCCAGACAGATCCAGCGACTTCGCCTTCTCGAACACGGCCGACAGGCGCGGGTCCTCAGCAAACCCCTGCAGTACCTCGGCCGACAGCTTCTCGGTGGGCTGCAGCTCGTACTGCTCGGGTGCGCCGATAGAATCAATCTTCTTGCCAATCTTGGACTCGGCCCAGCGCAGCTGGTTGAGCACCACGTCAGCCTTGATGGCCTTCTTGTCTGCGTCCCAGTACTTTGCTGCGACGTTCTCGGGACGGCCGTCCGTGCCTACTTTGCCGAACACCTGCTCGAGGGCGGCATCCTGATAGGTGAACGAAAGGCCGGGAGTGCCTGCTTCCGACGGCGCTGGTGAGGGGGAAGCCCCCGTCGGATCTCCGCCGGCAGGCGCGGCGGTGGGGCTGGCAACCTCGGCGGTTGCCGGCTGTTCGGTGTTCGTGTCTTCACTCATGGCGTTCCCCTTCTGGCGATTTCAATTTGCTGCAGGATTTGCAGCACCACATCGGCCTGCCCCTGACGGATGCCGGCCGCAAATTGGGTGTCAGCGGGGAGAACAATGGGTCTGGCCACGAAGGTCCGTACCAGATGCTCGAGCAGTTCCCGCCCCCGCTCGGTGGAAAATACGTCGGCTGTAAGCCGTGCAATGGCGAACATGGCCGCCCACTGCTCTTGCTGGGTTTCCCTGTTGGGCACCAGCTCCAGTGATTCCCACCCGCTGACCCCAGTCAGCTTGCGGGACACCGCTTCCCTCACCGTTTCAGTCATGCCTCTGGCATCCCCTGTTGCATGGCCGCAGCCTGCGCCACCTGTTGCATTATCTGCTCGCGCTCTGCGTCAGTTCGCAGCAGCGATGAATCCACGCCAGCACGCTTGCCGATGTACTCGCCGACCGACTCGGTCTTGAAGGACATCTGCACGGCCTGTGGCCCGAATGGCATGGTCATCTCGAGGGCAGTGCGTAACGCCATCAGCTCCTCGTTGTCTTGAGCACGCGCCAGCGGGGATAGATGCTTGAGCGTTACCTCGCGGCCATCGACCTTGAACGGCGCCATCTTACCAATGCCGCGCAGTAGAGCTATGCCACGGTTGATGACACGCTCGAGGAACTCAGTCTGCAGGCGCCCGAAGGCCGAGCCAATGCGCTGAATGAAGTCTCGGTCCTCAATCATCACCTCGGTGGCCGTCTGGATGGGGCCCTCGCGGCGGCGCGGGTCAGCGAACAGGCTGGACCGTATCTGCTGGCGCAGGTCAACAAGGATGAACTGGGTAAGGTCAGGCCGGATTTCAGTCATCAATGGCCGCAATGATGGATTAGCCTGGTCGTTACTCATCACCGGGATGATGGTGTTCGGCATGATCTGGACGGTGTACGGGTTCAGGACCCCGTCCGACACGCCAGTCAGCGGGGGCGCAAGGTTCATGGCCGCTGCCGTCAGGTTGAACTCGACCACCTTGTTCAGCGTGCGAATGTCCTGCAGCGCCGACATGACCGGACCGCGGCCCCATGTCTCGCCCGGAATAACCGACCAGCGGAACACGATGACTGGGCTGGTGTCGCCCAAGGCGCGGACATACAGGATGTGCTGCGGCGCCTTAGCCAGGGCAATCATAAAGTATTCGCGGCTGATGGGCTCGTAGACCACCGCGTTAACGTAGGACACCTCCATGATGGGGTTGTCCTTGAGCGCCTTCTCCCACGCATCTGGCAGGCTGACGCCCGGATACAGGCGGGGCAGGTGCGAGACCTGACACTTGCGGTCCGTGAACGTGGTCTCGATGATGCCGCTCGGGCCCTCCTCGATGGCCAGCATAGCCGGCGGGATGGACTCGAAGCTAAAGCCCTTGCCCTGCTCGTCCAGTTCCAGCGTCAGCGCACCAGTGCCAACGGCCAGATCGAGGAACGTCTCGTGGCTGCGTATAGCGAAATTGCTATGGTTCAGGTAGCTGAAGAACAGGTCGGTCTGCTCGTCCAGATACTGCAGCAGCTCGTCGCTGTCGCGTTGTTCCTTCGGCAGACCGGGACCCGGCACGAACTTGGACCACTGCCGGTACGGCGGGCAGATGCTGGCCTGCATACGCGAGGCGAACTCGTTGACGGCCATCGTGGCGGTCGAGTCGTAGATCTCCTTGCCCCGCTTCTCGCCCGGCGAGTGGCTGC